CGCAGGTTATTCTTTATGGTTAATGTTATTTCATAAAGATAAAAACGTTCTTTGTATTGCAACTAAGCAGGATACTGCTAAAAACATGGTTACAAAAGTACGTTTTATGTATGATAGTTTACCTTCATGGTTAAAAGAAAAAGATAAACCACTAGAAGATAGTAAATTAACATTAAGATTAAACAATGGTTCCCAAATCAAAGCAACATCAGCAAGTTCAGATGCAGGTCGATCAGAAGCCGTTTCTATGCTGCTTGTAGATGAGGCAGCGTTCATTGAAAATATTGGAGAAATATGGGCATCAGCACAACAAACACTAGCCACAGGTGGTGGAGCAATTGTACTTTCAACACCTTATGGAACTGGAAACTGGTTCCATCAAACATGGACTCGAGCAGAAGCAAAGGAAAATGATTTTCTTCCTATTAGATTACCCTGGTTCGTTCACCCTGAACGAGATGAGGCATGGAGGAAAAAACAAGATGAATTACTAGGTGATCCTAGATTAGCAGCACAGGAATGTGATTGCGATTTTAGTACTTCAGGTGAAGTAGTATTTTACCCTGAATGGTTAGATTTCATTAAAGAAACAACAATACGAGAACCACTCGAAAGAAGAGGAGTTGACCAAAATTTATGGATATGGGAACCTGCAGACTATACAAGAGATTATATGGTAGTAGCAGACGTAGCTAGAGGTGATGGTAAAGACTTTTCAACTTTTCACATTATGGATGTAGCAACTAATGTACAAGTTGCTGAATATAAAGGACAAATGTCTACTAAAGAATTTGGATATTTTCTAGTAGGTATTGCTACTGAATACAATCAGGCTTTATTGGTGGTTGAAAACTCATCTATTGGGTGGTCAACCATAGAAGCTATTTTGGAAAGAGGATATAGAAATTTGTATTATTCTCCCAAAGGAGGTGATACTTTAACAGTTGAGTCGTATTTTCAAAGATATGAAAATAATCCTAATCTAACTCCTGGTTTTACTATGTCATTAAAATCACGCCCCCTAGTTATAAATAAATTTAGAGAATACATCGGAGATCGTTCTGTAATAATCCAATCAAAACGGTTATTAGAGGAAATGAAAGTGTTTATCTGGAAAAATGGACGAGCTGAAGCTCAAGGAGGATACAACGATGACTTAGTAATGGCTTTTGGTATTGGAATGTATCTAAGAGATACATCATTACGTTTTCAACAACAATCACAAGACTTAACAAGAGCCTCTCTTAATTCGTTTAAAGCAACCCAAATGAATACCTCAGGAGTATACTCACCTAAAACAGCTTATGGTGGTAATCCCTGGAGTATGGATATAGGAACTGATAACGAAGATATTACTTGGCTTCTCTAAATATTTATAACAAACACAAATGGCAGATACCAGTTTATTCACGCGACTTAAACGATTATTTTCAACGGATGTTATCGTAAGAAACATTGGTGGAGATGAACTTAAGATTATAGATGTTAACAAAATTCAACAAGCAGGACAGGTTGAAACCAACTCATTAATTGATCGATTTACTCGATTACACTTAACAGGAGCAGCCCCTATTTATAACCCTGCTCTTAATTATCAAACATTAAGAACTCAACTATACTCTGATTATGAGGCTATGGATACAGATTCTATTATTGCCTCTACATTAGATATTATTTGTGATGAATGTACTTTAAAGAACGATATGGGAGAAGTACTTCAAATTCGTTCTAGTGATGATGATATTCAAAAAATTCTCTACAATTTATTCTATGATGTATTAAATATTGAATTTAACTTATGGGCATGGATTCGCCAAATGTGTAAGTATGGTGATTTTTTCTTAAAGCTAGAAATTGCTGAAAAATTTGGTGTATACAATATTATTCCCTATACCGCATATAATATTAGCCGAGAAGAAGGATACGATGTTAAAAACCCGGCATCAGTAAGATTTAAATTTGACCCCGATGGATTATCAGGCGGTGGCTCTACTGCTTCAGGATATGCATATACAAACAGGATAGATAATGCTATCTATTTTGATAACTATGAAATAGCTCACTTCCGTTTATTAACAGATGTTAACTATTTACCTTATGGTCGTTCATATATTGAACCTGCGCGTAAATCGTATAAACAGATGGTATTAATGGAGGACGCGATGCTTGTACATCGTATTGTTAGAGCGCCTGAAAAGCGCGTTTTCTACATGAATGTTGGTAATATTCCACCAAATGAGATAGATGCATTTATGGAAAAAACAGTTTCTAAAATGAAACGTACTCCATACATTGATCCTCAAACAGGCCAATACAACTTAAAATTCAACATGCAAAACATGATGGAGGATTTTTATATTCCTGTTCGTGGTAATGATGCAACAACCAAAATTGAAACTACAAAAGGATTAGAATACGATGGTATTCAAGATGTTACATATTTAAGAGATAAAATGATTGCTGCTCTTAAAGTACCTAAAGCATTCTTTGGATATGAAAAAGATTTAACAGGTAAAGCAACATTAGCGGCTGAAGATATTCGTTTTGCTCGTACAATTGAACGTATTCAAAAGATTATTTTATCTGAATTATATAAAATTGCTTTAGTACATTTATATTCTCAAGGATACAATAATGAAGGGTTAACTAATTTTGAATTAGGATTAACTACACCTTCTATTATTTATGATCAAGAAAGAATTAACTTACTTAAAGAGAAAGTAGAATTAGCTCGTAACATTATTGATACTAAACTTTTACCTACAGACTGGATTTATGATAATATTTTCCACTTTAGTGAAGATGAATATGATAGCTATAGAGACTTAATGCGCGAAGATATGAAACGCACATTCCGTTTAACTCAGCTTGAAAGTGAAGGTAACGATCCTATTGAAACTGGTAAATCATATGGTACACCACACGACTTAGCTGCTTTATATGGTACGGGTCGTTATGAAGCATCTAAAAATGTTCCTGGTGGATATAATGAGGATGAGCCATTATTAGGACGCCCTAAAGAAAAAGTATCAGATATTAATACTCAAAATAATGCTTTGGGTAGGGATAGATTAGGAGTTAAAGCTACAAAGGTAGATGACCAGGAAAACTATAGTCCTACCCGACCACAGGTATCATATGAGGCTAAAACAGCATTATTAAAAAATAAATCATTATTTGAAAGTTTAAATAAAAAATTATCATTTGATGATGAACAAAGAGCTGCCTCTTTATTAGATGAATCTAAAATTAAGGAATAATTTTTTTAATCATATTTATAATAAATGACTAAGCTTAAGCATAGCAAATATAAAAATTCTGGGTTAATTTTTGAATTGCTTATTAGACAGGTAACCGCAGATACTATTTCGGGAAAACAATCACCCGCGCTTGATATTATTAAAAAGTATTTTCTTAAAAGTGAATTAAGTAAAGAATATAAATTATACGAATCATTGTTAAAAAAATTACCTTTAACTGAATCAACTGCTAATATTGTTATTAATACTATTTTAGAAACTTCTAAAAAATTAAATCGAGGTAATCTACGTAGAGAAAAATATAACTTAATTAAAGAAATTCGTGATAATTATAATTTAGATGAATTTTTTAAAATTAAATTACCTAACTATAAGGCATATGCTGCTTTATATTCATTAATGGAAGTTTACAATAATGATAACTTGGTTAATCCTGATGCTATTATTACTAATAAAGTAACATTACTTGAAATTTTAACCACATCTAAAATTAATAAAAAAGAGGTTAAAGACGAGGTAATTGAGGAATTTAAAAAATACGATAAAGATTTACGTATTTTAACTTATCGTATACTGTTAGAAAAATTCAACGATAAGTACGATGGTTTAAATGAAAAACAAAAAGCCGTACTAAAGCAATTCATTACTGAAGTAGATTCAACACCGAAACTAAAAGAATTTTATAATAACCAAATCAGCGAAATTAAAACTGAATTAAAAACATTAATTAAATCAGTTGATGATAAAGTTACAGTAATTAAATTAAATGAAATAGTAAATATTATTTCTGAATTATCTAAAGAATCTTCAATTAATAACGAGGATATAGTTAATCTTTTACAATATTATCAATTGATCGATGAAATTAGAACAGTTAGTAAATAAGATATTAAGTGAGGTAGAACCTACTCCTCGTAAGTTTACTGTTGAACCTGGAGAAGTTGACCCTGAAGCTCGTAGTGTTGTATCTAAAGTAACATATACTCCTAACTTTGAAAAACTTCTTAAAGATGCTTTGCAATTAGAGTCTACCTCTAGAGCAGTAATGTTACAAGCTGAAGAAGATCAAGAATTTGAAGATATTTTTAAAGAAATACAATACATTAAAAATAGAATTAGAGGTCATCTCCGCAACAATTATCGTAAAGAATACGAAAAAATGAAAGGCAAATGAAAAAGAAACAACTTAAAGAAATTATAAGAAAAGTTGTTACTGAAATATCTGCCACTGGAGGCGGAGTAGCAGGAGCAGGTATGTCTACTGGAGCTGGAGAGCAATATGCTACTCCATTTGCTTTTAACCCTAATAAAAAAGCTAAAGGTACTTCCCGTAATTACTACTTAAAGATGGGTTGGAAACCTGTTAATAAGGAACAGATGAGAAAACAGGCCAAAGGTATGGAATATAAAGACTTGTGGAAATAATACATATTTATAACATATGAATAACAAACGCTACCTAAAAGTAAAAATGCTAAACCTCCAACAAGAGGTACAAGCACTTTTATCTAAAGGTGAAAATTTAGGACCTGGTGTTTTTGACGCTATTGCAGACGATATAGAAAAGTTAACAACTCAAATTATTGACTTACGTAAAAAATCTCAACCTACAACAGCAGCTGATACTGAATCTCCTGAAGCTGAAGTTAAAGAATCTACCCCTCTTAGCTTAGAAGGTTTATATAAAGAAATTAAAGCTATACCAGGTAGTACGGGATTAGGGAATAAAGATAATGAAGATGTAGAAATGTATTATTTTGTAGATGAAGATGGTAATGTTAATAAATTAGGTAAATTAAATCCTGATGAACTTAAAAAAGCCGAAGCTGAATTACAAAATGATGGATTTATAATGTCTGAAGAAGATTTTAGAGAATTAAATAATATAGAATAAAATGAGACAACAAACTCTACAAGAACAATACAATTTAATAGTTGAAGGAAAAGGTAATGCAACTGCTTTTCATAAGCAAGCATTAAAACAATTCCCTCATTTATTTACTGCTCAATCTTCATTTGACCAAGTAGTAAATGTATTAAAACAAAAATCAATCATCAGCGAAATGGTAGCTCAAGGATTAGTATCTAATTCAAGTGGACCTAATTTCTTTGAAATCTTCAACACTAATATGGCTAAATTGAATGAGGAAGCTAAAGCTGAAGAAAAGAAACCAACTAAAGATGTAACTGATTTAGAAACTAAAGGATTTGATTATAAAAATAAGAAAAATATTGATAACCAAAGTGGTGCTGAATTCTTATTAGGATTTTATGTTGAGTCAAGAAACGCTAAAAACGTTGATAAAACAGTAGAAGAAATTAGAGATATCGTAGTTAAAAACTTAGCTAAAGACCAATTACACTATGTTAAATCAGGTCAATTTGGTGTTGAAGGTTTAGGCTATACTGAGGAAGCTCCAGGCTTAGGTAAAACTAAAGAAGTAAAAGGCAAATATGCCTCTTCGGGAATGGAACCAGTTAAATTAAAAGAATCATACGGTAATGAAATTGATGTTCCTACTCCCTCTATGTTACTCCAAATGGATAAAGAAAGGCTTGGGAAAGTTATAGATAAAATGGATAATAATGATATGCAAGCCTTTAAACGCAAATTTGACCAGGCCGAAGTATCTATTAAAAATGCTCTTAAAGCTAAATTAGAATCATTTGGCCTTGATAAAGCATTTAATTTAGGCGAATCTAAAGACACTTTAGTTAAAGAAATCTTAAAACGATTAACCGGAAAATAATGAGTAAAACCCTCCTTATAGAAACCATTACCTTTGTGCCTCAACCTGTTAAACTAACAGAAGGGTTAAAGTCCAAATCCGGCAACATGATTGTTGAAGGTATTTTGGCTACCCCTGAGGTAAAAAATGGAAATGGTCGCTATTATTCTAAAGATTTATGGGATCGGGAAATTAAAAAATACATGAACCTGATTAAAGACCGTCGTGCATGTGGTGAATTAGATCACCCCGAAACTCAAGTTATTAACTTAAAAAACGTATCTCACAACATTATTGATATCTGGTGGGATGGAGGTAACGTGAT